GCAAGTGACCTTCCTGCAAGGAACCGTCCCGGTAATCACCATGGACTGTTCCATTTCGGAGACCCACGATAGGGATAGCACCCCCACCGAGTTTGAAATAGAGAACGGCCAAACGGTCTCAGACCATATCGTGCTCAAGCCTTTCTCTCTGAAAATCCAAGGGGTGATAAGTGACGCGCCGCTGTTCGGCGTGACCAGTCTTTTGAAATCGGCGGCCACCACGGCGGTAACGGCGAAAGCGAATAACCCCGGGGTTCTCGGGGCCAAGGCGGCGGCCATTGCGGCGCTCCCGCTTTTTTCAGGGCTGTTCAGTCCGTCCTCTACGTCTTACCAAACACTACTAAACTACCAGGCGGCGCGGTTCCCGCTGAACGTCGTTACGTCGCTGCACCTTTACCCAAATATGTGGATAAAGAAAATATCCGTTCCACGTGACGCGAAATCGGGCGGCGCCCTGGTGGTGACACTGGACCTGGTGCAGCTTACCCTCGTGCTCCCGACGTCAGTTAACATTGCTCAATTCGCGGTGGCAGACCTGGCCGCCAGCGCTGCGAATAAAGGCGCTCAGCAAGCCACCGCTGCCAGCGAGGGCGCCGCCATAGTCAAGGCGGGCTTTATCGCTGGTGGCGCTGTAGTTGGAGGGGGCGAGTAATGGCCGGACCAAATGTGAACCTGCCGGACGGCACGGAGCTGGTGACTATCCCGGTGGGGAATGACGTGCCCTGGTATTTCTTTACCATTGGGCTCTCAGGCGTTCAGTATTTGCTGACGTTCCGCTTTAACGTCCGTATGCAGCGCTGGCTCCTGGACATTGCGGACGCTCTTGGCGTCCCTATCCTGTCATCGCTGCCGTTACTGCTCGGGCAAAGCCTGACGGGCCGCTTTAAAGGTCTGGCGGGCGTGCCGGTGGGGGACTTTTACGTGTTTGACGATACGAGCCCGGGTCAGGGAAACCAGCCGACGCGCTACAGTTTCGGCACCACCCACTCCCTTTGGTATAGTGACCCTCTAGCCGTCACTTAAAGCGAGGCACCTTGGCCGGTTTCGACGTATTGACGCAAGGAATTACCCCGGTCCCGGACCTGGTGGAAGTGGGCTTGCCTCCGCCGGACACCGTGGGGCTGGGCTACCTTGCGGGCATTCTCGCCGGCACCGCCAACTGGAACCGGACGTGGGTGGTGTCCATTGCCGGCGCCTCCCCGGGTCCACCGCTGCCGCCGTTCAATTCCCTACGGACAGTCTTTGATATTGAAAAGACCCCTTACCCGCTGGCGAATAAAGCAAAAATACAGCTCTACAATTTGAGTGACCTGTCACGGGCTCGCTACTTTAAAGGCAACCTCATAAGCCTGGCCGTGGGTTATTCGGTGCCTATTCCGGTTTTCACCAACGGGGCTATCCGGCGCGTCTCGCACGAGCGCAAAGGGCCAGACATTATCACCACCTTTGAATGTGCGGAGGGGGAGCGGGAGCTACGCAATAGCGTGTGTAACCTCGCCTATCCTGCCGGCACCAACGTAGCCACGGTGGTGGCCCAAATGATTCTGCTCATGGGCTTAGTGCAAGGGCCGACTATCGGTTTACTCCCGCTGGTCTACAGTAGCGGCGTAGTGTTTGCCGGCAAATGTAGCGATATTCTTACCAAGCTGCTTAAGACGCAAAATCTGACCTGGTCCGTTCAGAATGGTTTCTTTGTGCAGATTGCCCCACCCGGAACGCCAACCAACCCAACACCGATTCTAGTCACGGCGGGAACCGGTCTGATTGGCGCTCCAAACCTGGGTCTAGGTGGCGGCGGGGATAACGTGCTGACATTTACCAGTCTGATCCGGCCGGGGCTCGTGCCCGGTGCTATTGTTTCGGTGGTGAGCCGGTTCCTAACTATGGGCGGCACCTTAAAAACCGTCAAGCTGGACGGGGACACCCACGGCAGCAAGTGGACCGCGAAATGCGAATGCGTTCCGGTCTCGCCAGCATAGAGAGCAACCATGGTCCAAGGCGTCTTTGATAACGATTATACCCCCACACTCCTGTCCGAGGACGGGCAGACGCCGACGCTATCCACCGTCATCATGAAAGCGATAGAGGCGGCGCTGCTCGAAACCCATACCTGGCTGCCAGCGCTGGTGGTGGCGGTGCGACCTACCGGCCAGGTGGACCTGCAACCGCTCTTGCTCCGCCGCTACAAAACGCTGCCGGCGCCCGTGCCGCTGCCGATTATCCAAAACTGTCTGGTGGTCCAGCCACGCGGCACGCTCTACGGAATAAAGCTGCCGGTCCAAATCGGGGACACGGGCGTGGCGCTTTTCTGTGAGCGGAGCCTGGACAAATGGAGCCTTTCGGGTGGTGCCGTGGACCCCATGGACGTCCGCCACCATGACCTGTCAGACGCGGTTTTTGTCCCCGGGCTCTACCCGCTGAGCCAGCCCGTCCCGCCGCCTGTCGGCGCTGATCCGACCACGCTGGTGGTCTATAACGGCGTGGCCCAGCTTTGGTTGGGGGCTCAGGGCGGCTTTAAGATGACCAACGGTCCGGCCGAGCTAATGACGCTGCTCGGTCAGCTCACGGCTCAGCTCACCACCCTGGTCACCACCCTGGTCACCGCTCCGCTCCAGCTCACCACCACGCCGGGAAATCCGACGTCCCCCAACCCGGCCAACGTCGCGCTGTTTGCGCCCGTGCTGACCCAGCTTACGCTGATTCAAACCGCCCTAACGACACTGACGGGAGTATAGCCGTGACCGATATAGCCCTGGACCTTAACCCGCTATCCCCCACCTACCGGGACGTCCTGATTGCCAACGGTGACCTGGTGCTAGTCGATAAAGGGCCAGCGATACTCCAGCACATACTCCAGCGGCTCAGCACGTTCCTTGGGGAGTGGTTCCTAGATAACACCATAGGCATTCCATACTTTCAACAGGTGTTGGTAAAAACGCCTAACCAGGCTACTATTGACGCTATCTTTATCAATGCCATTTTGAACGTCCCCGGTGTTACTCAGCTTACAAAATATGGGTTCAAGGCGGAATTTACGTCACGGACTTTAAGGCTGTCTTTCACAGCTCAGACCACAGCCGGAATTGTCAACTACGCGGGACTGATTGAACCGTTAAAGGGGTAGAGACGTGGCAACACAATACGGTATCACCACCACCGGCTTTGTCGTTAAGCAGCAAGCGGTCATCAAAGACGAGACCCAAATAGCGTTGCAAGGCGCCCTTGGTTTCAATATCAACCTGCTCCCCGAGGCGGTTTTCGGCCAGCTCGTGGGCGTGTTCTCTGAGCGGGAGGCGCTACTGTGGCAGCTTGCGGAGGCGGTTTACACGTCGCAATATCCGTCCGGCGCCGAAGGCGCCTCGGTGGACAATATCCTGGCGCTGAACAATCTTCGGCGTCTCCCCGCCCGCGCCACCGCCACGGCGCCCACGAGCACCGTAGGGACGCCCGGCTTGGTGCTCAAGGGCACCCCCGGGACGGTGATTCTGGCTGGCGCCATTATTTCCGTGAGTGGTAACACCTCGCTACAGTTTACGCTGGACGAGGACGTAACGATTCTACCCGCTGTAAACGCGGTGCAGCTCGTCTCCCTCTTCGGGGGCTCCCCGTCACAGGGTGCCTTTACGCTCCAAATCGTAGACCCGGCCGGGAACGCGCTCACCACCCCCACGATTCAGTGGAACGCCACGGCTACCACCACTTTGATTTCCTGGGCTACCACCCCCTCGTCCGGCGCCTTTGTGCTGGGTATCGGCGGCTTGCTCACCGCGTCCCTGGCCTCTAACGCCAGCGCCGCAGCGGTCCAGACAGCCATTCAGGCGCTCGCCGGCTACGGCGCCGTGACGGTGACCGGCAGCATTGCGGCCGGGCTCGTCATCAATTGGGGCGCCGTCTCCCAGCCGGTGGTCACCATGAACGCCACTAAGGTGGCGTTTAGCGCGGACCCGACAGGTAGCACCTTTCAGATTTCTCTCAATGGCACCAACGCCGCAGCGGTGGCCTATAACGCCAGCGCGGCCACCCTCCAGGCGGCGCTCAGGGTCATCGCCGGCTATGAGTATGTAGTGGTGACCGGCGCCGCGACACTCGCCAGCGGGTTCTTTATCAATTGGGGGTGGGCCACCCCCGCCACCGTGGCGATTGTCGCCAACCCAAGCGGCGCCACGCTGTCCGTGGTCCAGACCAATACACTTAACCACCCGGTGACGCTGCTTAACTCGATTCAAGCGGCGGTCAATACCCTTTACGACAAATTCACCGGGTTCTATCCCTATACGGATGTGGTGGTGGGCGGCTCGCTGGCCGCCGCGCTGCTCACCGTCACCTTTGGGTCCGGGACGGTGGTGGCGGGTCAACCGGTGAGCGCCGCACAGCCGCAGGCGCTTTTTACCGCGCCCACCAATACGCTCCAAAACGGCACCGTGGTCATCAATTTGAACGCGTCCACGTCGGCAGTGGGTGCGCCCGCCGAGGGCGTCGGTTCGGCCACCGCGACGGTCACCGGGCCGAACTATGTCCCGGCCGGGTTCCTGTCGGTCATCGGCTCCCCGCAAGCCGGGTGGACGTCGGTGACCAACCCGCTGGACTGTATCACCGGCGCCCTCGTGGAGACGGACCAGCAAGCGCTGACGCGGCGTTCTACGCTGCTCGCGGCGGCGGCTAACGGGCCGCTGCAAGCTATCGCGGAAAAGGTGGGCAAGGTCACCAACGTGGTCCAGGCTATCGGCTTTGAAAACGTCTCACTGGCCGCTGACCAAACGGTGTCTTTTGCTCCGGTGCCCACCGCCGGCTCTTTCACCATGACCTTTATCGGCCCGTCCGGGGCGCCGCTGACCACCGCCGCGATTCTTTGGAACGCGTTGGCTAACATTCAGGTGGTGACCTTTAGTGCCGTGCCGCCGTCTGGGACGTTCACGCTGACTTTCGGCGCCTACACCACCGGGGCTATCGCCTATAACACTACGGCGTCCGGGGTCCAGGCGGCGGTCCGGCTACTTCCGGGCTATGAAACGACTATCGTCACCGGGTCCTTTACCCTCGGATTCAATATCGCGGTGGGGCACCACCCCCACCTCCCGGTGAGCGCGACTAACAGCCTGGGCGGCGGCGTCACTATCGCCACTATCCCGTCCGTCCAGTCCCGTATCAATGAGCTGACCCCGTATTACCTGGCCACGGTCATCGGCAGTTTCGGCGCCGGATTTCAGGTGGCCTTTAACGGCTCGGCGGGTAGTCAGCCGCAAACGCTTATCACCACCGTTAACGGACTGACCACCACCCTGACGATTACCACCACCTTTGGCCGGCCGGGTAAATCGTTTGAAATCATCGTAAACGATAACAACGGCCAAGCCGATGACGCGGCTATAGCCCAGGCTATCTTTGACGCCAAGCCGGCGGGCATTCAGTCTTACGGCAACGTCACCGTGATTATCACGGACAGCTTTGGCAATCCCCACTCCATTTCATTCTCGCGGCCGGCACAGGTCACTATCTACATGGTGGTCACGCTGACCACCGACCTGACCACGGCAGCGGCGCCGAGTTTCAACCCCGCCTCTATCATTACGATTCAAGAGGAATTGGTGGCAATCGGGGACGCGTTCCTCATTGGCGGAACCATTATCGGGTTCGGCTCCGGTGGTCTGATTGGTGCCTTTAACAACGTGCCGGGTATCAATACTTACACGCTGTCTTTCGGCACGGCGCCCAACCCCACCGGCAACACCAATATCCAATTGCTCCCGGAACAGGTGGCTGATTTTCAGACATTCAATATTATCGTCAGCTACACTTAAGCGAGGGCCGCCGCGTGTTAGCCACCAGGATTAATGACCACGTCAGCGCCGCGCTTGAGCGGTTTATGCAGCAATATGAAGACGTGGCCCTGACCTATACGCTGACCCTCCATGACGGGTCAACGTTGGCGGTTTCGGCTATCGGCGCCATTCTCGCCACGCAGGTGGACGAGGCACAAGAGCTAGAGGACGCTATCTACGCGCTGGACCATGGGCGCCAGTTTTTCGATGGCGTCACGTTCCCCGCCAGCGGTGCCCAGCTTGACGGCATTGGCGAGCTGGTGGGTATCGCCCGCAACGGGCTTACCGACGCTGAATATCTGATTTTCATTCTCGGCACCATTGCCGAGAACAATTCGGATACCACCGTGGCGGCTATCGTCAATATTGCAAGCCTACTATTTCAAGTGACGGTGGGTCTACTCGCCTACGAAATGCCGCCCGCTGAGTTTAACCTACAGTTCCCGGACACCACGCCGTTGCAGGCTTACCTATGGCCGGTAGCTGCCAATATCATACATAACGCGCTCGGTGCGGGAATCAGCCTCGGGTTCATTTCGCTTTACCCGGCGGCCACCCCCACCAGTCCGTTCCGCTTTTCGTCCGTCAGCACGCCGTCACCTGGTGGCGGCTTTAGCAGCATAGCCCAACCAACGGTGGGCGGCGGCTTTGCCCGAAATATTTACCACAGCGTGGGAGTGTAATCATGGTGGCGAAACCGGGGAACCATTTGGATTGGGTGCCATCAGGGCTCTCCACATATATCCAACCGCCGACAGTGGGTCAGCAAGCAACGGGTTGGGTGTTCGGCCAGGCGCCGCCGTTTGAGTATATGAATTGGCTCTTTTATTACACGGACCAGTGGATACAATATTTTGACCAGGTGTTGACGCCCGGCGCTGCCGGTCTTACCGCTAACCCGGTGGTGCTTATCACCACGGGTACTATCACACTTAACTCAGACCAGGTCACGGGTCTGGCGGCCACCACCGATATCCAACCGGGGCAGGTGGTGACGGGCACCGGCATTGCAGCCAATACGCTGGTCCAGGCTATCAATGGGACCACGGTGCAGCTTTCAAAAGTAGCCACCGCTACGCTTGCCGTGGACCCGCTGACGTTCTCTCACCAGTTTGCTACCGGCGGGAACATTCAGCGCCAGCTAGACCAGCTTGACGCGGCTATTAACATCAATCGCGCCTATGACATTGTGGTGGGTAGCGGTCCCGGCTCTACTCACACCACCTTGGCGGAGGCGGTGGCAGACGCCAACTACGGCACCAACCAGCGCGTCCTGATTACGGCGAGCGCCACGCCCGCCTCCACCATTGTCCTATCCAAAGCCGGCTGGCGTATCACCATGGCGCCGGGTGTGTCGTATACGGCGGGTGCGGCCACGGGTATCCAAATCAGCGCCAACGCCGTGGAGCTATATAACTGGCGCATGGTGGGCTACACCACCGCCGTCCAGTTTTTGATTGGTGGCACCTACGGACGGGTCATGACCACCTGGTTTAACACCTGCACCACGGAAATTGACGATTCAGCGGCGCCGGCCGGTAAAAAGCCCGTGACACTGGCAAACATAACCGAGTAAGAAAGGGGTTCTATGCAAAAGGGTTTGAAAAAATGGACGTTGGTGGCCCTCGCTACGGGGCTCGCGGCGGGCGTAGCCTTTTCCGCCGCGTCCTCTGACCGGCTTAAAGACACCGTCATCATTGGTCAGGGGAACGCCACCAATAAAACGGTGACCTTTGACATTGGCGCGGGTGCCTCCAACCCCAACCTGTCTATCCTGGCAGGCACCAGCGTCATGAGCCTGATTCCGCCCTCGGGCGGTAGTATCGGCATGGGGTCCACCGCCCCCGCGTCTTTCCTTGACGTTAAAGGCGGTCCGATCACCGTAGGCATTACGTCGGCCATTCTGGGGGAAACCTACCTACTCGGGCGGACGCCCACCGCTGGCGAGGCGTTGCCTACTTTTTTCGCCAAGGTGACGGACGGCTCGCCGGTTATCGGTTTCGGACTTAAAGCGGGAACGTCTGGGGGCTCGCCGTACCTGTCGTCCACCGCGCAAAACTTAGTCCGGTCCTACCTGGAAATAACGGCGGCGGGGAATCTAAGGTTTGGTAGCGCGATTGCCCAGACCACCGCTATCGGTGCCGCCGTCACCAACACGGTCAACCTAATGTCCATGGGGGCTGGCGGTCTCAGCATTATTGGCCCGATTTCTCAAGCGGCCAGTGGTAGCAGCGGCGGCGCATTTCTAGCGGGGACCGGCGGCAATACCCCTTTTGCTTGCACCTCCCGGGTTGGCCAAAACGTCAATAGCGGGTGCTCCACCGCCGCTATCGGTTGCACCACCTCGGGTATTGCTATTTCGGGTGGCTGCCGAATTGCTGGCGCCGCTAACTTGACTCAGGGATACCCCGCCACCAGCGTGGGGACGTCCACCGCTGCGAATTGCACCAACGCCGGGGGCTCGTCCCCGCTGACCACTGGTGGCACCGCTCAAGGTTGGGTCTGCAATGCCTCTAGCGGCGCGGTGGACGTATTCGCTTATGTAACGTGCTGTAGCCTTTAACGGAGACTTTAGAGCATGGTGAGCAAGGTAGCTGGCGAAAAAGCGGAGAGTAATTCCTACTCCAACGCGATTCCGTTGGCGGCGGACACGCGGGTGGCGCTCGTGGACCCAAAGAGTTACCACGGGAATCACCAGCGCTGGCTCCAGTCCCTTAACGCCAAATTCAAGCCGGGCGCGTACCGTGGAAAGTAACACCCTTATCCCCTTTAAGCGGGACTGGCTCACCGAGGCGGTGCAAATCGCCGAAGGGTCCAGCGGCATGAAGCCTAAAAAAGAGCACCTGGTGGCGCTCTATACGGCGTTTCGAGGGCTATCCGGCGAGCACGCTATAATGCAAACGCTACTCCAAAACGTGCTGAAAGAGGCGCAAAAGAAACGGGCGGAGCAAGGGCTGCCCAATCCCCCCGTCCCCGGGCGTCTGGCCGCCGCGCTTGGACAGCCGACACTGGACCAGTCCAAATGATGCTAGAGCACGTCCTGACCATGATTAAGTGGGAATCGGTCGAACAGGAAAAAGCGTTCCGCAGCCTGGCCACTTACTTAAAGACGTGCCACCCCGAGGGTCCGGACCTAGATTGGCGCCTGGCCCACGTCTGTGCCTACCTGTTCCAAAAGGACCACGAGGCTAAGACGTGGTGGGTGTCTACCATTGGTGACCAGGTCACCCGGTTGCAGCAAGATATAAAGACCGTCACCGCCGAATCAGACGCCAAGCTGGCTCAGCTCCGGACCAACTACGCGCTGGAAATCGCGGCGCTCCGAGAAGAGTGGGAGCGCCTTAAGGGCCGGTGATTTGCTCCCGCTCGCGGGGTGTGCCAAAATAGGGCATACCCCAAATAGCCCGGAGCCCACCCATGGCCATGGAGTTAGCAGACCTAGCCACCCACGGCGCGTCCGCCCTCGGTGGTAGCGTCACTATTGGGCTCGTGGCCAAAATCCTTATCCAAAATTGGATAAAGAGTAAGGACGAGCAGACGGCCAAAAACGGCGCGGACCTGCAAGAGCACACCGACAAAACCGGCACCACGCTAACTGCCGTGGTGGTGGAGCTGGCGAAAATCGGTGTGCGTCTGGACGGGCTCCAGCGCACCGCCGACGCGTCCACCAAATACGGCGAATCAATCGCCGTGCTCCAGAGCAAACTAGAGGACACCAACCGTTGCTTAAATGGCTTAGGTCAAAAGGTCCGCAACCTGGGGAACGGCGCATGACCAAATTTGAAACGGCTATTAAAGTATTGCTGCACCACGAGGGCGGCTATTCCAACCGGGTGCATGACCGGGGTGGGCCGACCAATTTTGGTATTACCCTTGCCGCCCTGACGGAATATCAGGGGCGCCCCGCGACGGTGGAACAAATCAAAGCGCTGGACGCGGACAAAGCCGCGCAAATATACCAGCGGCTTTTCTGGGACCGCATGGCGCTGGACCACGTCGAATCAGATTTGGTGGCTACCGTGCTACTGGACCAGGGCGTGCTCACCGGTCCAGGGACGGCGCTGGGGCGTCTCCAGCTCTTGCTCGGGCTCCACCCGGACGGGCTCCCCGGGCCGCTGACGACGGTAGCGATAAACCGCGAGAACCCCGAGGCGCTGGCGTTCCGTTTCGTCCGCGCCAGCTCCCACCACTACACGGCGGTGGTGGCGGCGGACCCAACCCAGCTCGAATTTTTCGCGGGTTGGTCGGACCGGCTCTACAGCTTGCTTGATTTCGTTTTCCTCGGAGACTTTACATAAAGGGGACGACCATGGACGTATCGGCGGCACCGGTGACGAAACCAATTTGGCAATCCAAAACCTTTTGGGTTGCGGCGGTGACGACGTTTGCACCGTTCTTTCCGCCTGTCGCGGTGTTCATTGCCGCCAACCCGTGGGTGGTGACGTCCGGTCTCGGGACGGTGTTTTTTGCCCTACGACTGGTGAGCCACGGTAAGGTGACGATTTCGTGAGCGCGTGCTAGGCTGGAGTTTTCGCCAGTTAGTACCGTGGTGCCGGCCGCCCCTTACAGGGTGGCCGGTTCTTTTTTGCCTGCTCGGCGGCGTTCGACGGTGGGGGCGCTAGGCTTCACCGTCCGCGCCCCCACCTGAGAAACAGCCTACCCGCCCTGAGCAGACGTCACCGCCTCCAGCATACCGAAAAAGAACACGCGGCGCTCAGGTTCGGCCCGGAGCTGCCGACAGGCTACTTACCATTGTAGTTACTCCCACGGTTTGGGCGCCCCGTCTGCCGGTAACACGGCCAGGCGGGGCGCCGTCTTTTTGCGTCCACCCAGGACGGGCTCCCACGGTCCCGGCTCCCAGGTCACGGAATAGGTGCCACGCGCTCAGAATCCAACGCTGGCGGCCGGCTCTCCAGAGCTGGGGCGCCTCTTTTTGACGTGTAAAGGGTTGGTCACCGTCTGCCGCCTTGACGAATTGGCAACCGTCTGAAGTAGGGCAGCTTTACCCCGTTATAGCGCTAACCTATTGATAGGGGCGCTCAATCCTTAGCCGGTCCAGAAATCCCAAGCCCCTAATACCGCAGGACTTGACAGTGGCACTCCGCCTGCAATATCTAATGCGTCCCCGATAACGTCACTACAAAACGGAGCCCGTCCAAATGCCTGACCCCTGCGACCTGTGCAAGCGCCCGGCTACCGGTAAATACGAAACGCTCCACACCTGTGACCGCTGCCATAAGGTCATGGCGCGGCGCAAAGAGAAAACGGAGACGAAATGAAATACGTTTCAACCAAAGAGTTAAAGGCGCTCGGGTGGACCACCGGAATGATAAAGCTACTCGGACACCCGGCCACCACTCTGACTGTAGGGATTCGCAACCTCGGGGACGGCTATAAGGCTCGGGTCTTTACCAACGCCTGGTGTCAGCGCCAAGTGGACACTGTGAAAGAATCGGACGCTTGGAAAAAACTAGCAGCTCGGAAAGCCAAGCGGGAGGCGTCATGACGCGGCCTAAACTCGGATCGTCCCCCACGGTGTATCGGCAATTCAAACTCCCTAAGGATATGGCAGACGCTTTTGCCGAGCGCTGCGGTGAAATGGACGTCACCCAATCGGACCAGCTCCGGTCCCTGGTGGACCGGTGGCTAAAACAGACGGACGCACCAGCATTATGGGTAAAAAGCACGCGGAGCTAATGGCTAAGAGGGCGTCCCAAAACTAATCCCAACCACAAACTGAGAAGATAGAGCCGTGAGACAGTACGAAAAACAACTCAACTAGGAGGATGACATGGAAGGCAAGTTTGTAATCGTTCGGACGTATTCAGCCGGTGTCCATTGTGGCGTTTTGTCGTCGCTGAAAGACAAAGCCGCCGTACTCACCGACGCCAGGCGCATTTGGCGTTGGCGCGGCGCTAACTCTCTGCATGAGGTTGCCTTGCACGGAGCCGCCGAAGACTACACCCGGATCAGTGAGCCGGTGCCGGAGATCCTTCTTACGGAAGCGGTCGAAGTAATTCCGTGCGTGGCGACGGCGCAGGAGAATCTGACCCGTAGTCGGTGGGGTACGTGATGAAAAACGACGGCAGAGGTAATGCTAACGGGGGCGGGTACGGGGACGGGGGCGGGAACGGGGACGGGAACGGGTCCGGGAACGGGAACGGGTCCGGGAACGGGAACGGGGACGGGTACGGGTCCGGGTGCGGGTACGGGGACGGGGGCGGGTCCGGGGGCGGGTCCGGGGGCGGGGACGGGGACGGCGAAGGGGGTACGTGAGATGAAAAACGACGGCAGCGGTAATGCTAACGGGTCGGGTACGGGGTCCGGGTCCGGGTCCGGGTCCGGGTCCGGGGACGGGTCCGGGGACGGGTACGGGTACGGGTACGGGTACGGGTACGGGAACGGGAACGGGTACGGGGACGGGGGCGGGTCCGGGGGCGGGTACGGGTCCGGGGCCGGGTACGGGGACGGGGACGGCGAAGGGGGTACGTGAGATGAAAAACGACGGCAGAGGTAATGCTAACGGGTACTGGAACGGGTCCGTGAACGGGGACGGGGACGGGTACGGGTACGGGAACGGGTACGGGTACGGGTCCGGGTCCGGGAACGGGAACGGGGACGGGGACGGGTACGGGTACGGGAACGGGTACGGGTACGGGTACGGGTCCGGGAACGGGGACGGGGACGGGTACGGGAACGGGTCCGGGTACGGGTACGGGTACGGGGCCGGGTACGGGTACGGGTCCGGGGCCGGGTACGGGTACGGGTCCGGGGCCGGGTACGGGGACGGGAACGGGGACGGGTTCGGGAACGGGTCCGGGGACGGGAACGGGTCCGGGTACGGGAACGGGGACGGGGCCGGGTCTACCACCACGGTGGCGTCAGTGGCTCACCGGGAGTAACGTAAGATGAGCCCACCAGTTAAAGGTGCCGGCTACGCCACCCAAATCCTAATCGTCGGGCTGGTGGTGGCGTTTGCCGCCGGCTACCTGGTGGGCAACCGGGGCGCCACGGTGGTGACCATGCCCGCGCCTCCGCCCCTCCCGGTCAACTACGATCCGGCGCGGGCGCTGGCGTCGGACGTCATTCGGGAATTGCAGGCGTCCGAGGCTCGCTGTTATCAAGCGATGATTTCAGAGCTGCATACCCGGCTTGAGAAATCGGATAAATTACGACGGTGCCGTGAGTGACGTCACCGTAGACCCGGGCAACCTCGCCCGGGTCTTTCTTTATCAGCGCCCGAGGCGGCCACCAGGTGGCGGCCGGCGCCACGAGGGACAGCGTCTCGCCGGCTTTCATGCGCCGAATCAGGTCCGCGTTCTCGCGGGCGCGGCGGTCTTTATCCGTCGTCACGTTTGGCGCCCCAGGTCCAGAGCGTGAAAAGGGCGCCGGCAATGAGCAGGGTAATACCTAGCTTGATTCCCTTGGCGTCACCCTCGGGCGGCAGCGGCGCCGGGTCCGGGTTGCCCCACTCGTCTATCAGCTCGGGGTGGAGCTGTGCCACCAGCGGCTCAGAGGACGAGAGCCAAATAACAAAAAGAACGGCGGCATTCATGGCGGTGTTTCCGTGCAAGGTTGGTGCTCAAGGGGGTTATAGCAGAAGGGAGCCAGGCTGGAAACCCTCCCCATTGGGGTACGTCAGCCGGGCGGTAAAAGCCGGAGGGTGTGGAGCCCTCCGGCGCTTACGCTTTTAGTCTTTCAGGTAGCGGACCACCAGTTTATTCCCGGCAATCAGAACACCGTCCAAGCCGAGCGTGTCCCAATTCAGCCGCCGAATATCCGAGCCGTTGGTGATAACCGTGTAGTCATCGGTATACACCTGGGGGCCGGAGCCTTTGACGAAAAGAGAGACGTTGCCAGCGATTTTCGGCACAGCGGCCAGGTCAATATACTTATTGGTAATGTCCGTGCCGCTCAGCGTCAGGATTTCCACCGCCTCTACCAGCACGTTGTCCAGCGACACGTTCCGGTCCGGCATGGCCAGCGTCCGGGTGGTAGCGGTGGCAACCGCCGAGGAATCAAACGCCGTCTTTTTGGTGTGGTCCGTGCCGTCCCGGAAATTCGGCGCGTCCAGGTAAGCCGGGGAAAGCGTCGTAAGGAACGGCGCAAAGGACATTCCGGTGGTGCCTACCGTGGTCACGTCCGCCGCGAGACAGAGCACCGCGCCGCCCAATGCCAGACCGGCAGCCACCCGAAAAGCGGTGTTCGCTTTCATCTCCGAAGGGCTGTCAAAGTCTGTGGAGCGGGTCAGGATAAACGGGGCGCCGCCGCTACCCGCCTGGGTCACCACGTAGAGGCCACGGTTGGCGCTCGTGGATTCATTCTGGACCAGGAACAGGTCACCGTTGGACAGCGCCGCGCCGTCCGAGGTAGCGCTCGGAATCGCGCCATTGCTGTTACCGGTCAACGTTGCGCCCACGCCGGCGGTGCCGTTGTTATAGGTGCAGGCGGGGAGCGCCGCCACAGACGCGTAGGTGACCCCGAGCGTCCGAGTAGCGGGGAGCACCAGTCCTAGGTCCACGTCATAGTCCGGCATGGTGATAGTGCGGGTCTGGCCCGTAGCAATGCCGCTGGTGTCGAACGTCAGGGCCTTGGTGGGGTCCGCCCCGTCTCGCAGGGTAAAGTAGTTGGTAAAGAAAGAAATCAGTGTCCCGAAAGTGATAGCATCGGCACCAATCGTGGTTACCGGGTTGACCGACAGCCAAATGGTCTGAGAGTAGATATTTCCCGAGCCGATAAACACCGGGGTGCCGACCGTTAGAGAGGCGGGGGTGTTCATACCGGTGGCGCGGGTAAGGATATAGGGGTTACTACCGTCGCCTACCTGAGTAAGCGTATAAAGCCCGTTCTGATAGCTCGTGGACTGAGCGGTGAGCAAAACCCGGAGACCGACCACGGCGGGGACGCCGTCGGTAGTCGGGAAAGCGCCGTTACCTGTCGCGGTAATCGTCGCGCCGACGCCTGCCGCGCCGTTAGCGTAGGTGCCAGAGACGTTGCTACTGGCTAGTGCCTCCCCCGTATTAACGGAACCGGTGCCGAGGGCGCCCAAGTCCACGTCATAGTCCGGCATGGTCAGGGTGCGGGTGTTGCTCGGGGAAACCCCGCTGACGTTCATACGGAACAGTTTCGACGGGTCCGAGGTGTCCCGCACACCGAACGCGGTGGACAGGAACATGCCGAGAGGCAGGAACGTAACGCCGGTGGTGCCCACCGTCGTTACGTTGCTCTGGAGCACCCAAATGCTGGTGCCGTAAAAGGTGCCGGCGGCTACGAAAATCGGCGTGCCGGCTTTCATAAGGGCCGGGCTGTTCATGAACGGAACGCGGGTCAGAATGTATGGCGTGCTGCCGTCACCCGGCTGGGTGAGCTGGTAGAGACCGTTTTGAAAACTAGAGGACTGATTGACTAGCGCGATATACTCGTCACCGGCGAGCACCACGCCGTCCGTGGTGGGGAAAAGTCCGTTAGAGCCAGCCGTGATAGTCGCGCCGACGCCTGCCGCGCCGTTAGCGTAGGTGCCGGCAACGTTGGCATAGGCCAGGACGTTGGCAAAATTGGCGCGGGTGGTGGTGAGCAGCGCCGCCGCGCTGGTGGCATCAATGACCCCGCCGATTCCGTCCTCGATAAACGCGGACACCGGCACCGCGTAAAGGTCGAAAATTTCGACAAAGAAAAAGTCAATCGACGTGGCGCCGCCAAACGTGAAAGACGAGCCGTCAGCTTTCTTATAGGTCAGGGTGTAGACCCCGGCCGCCTCAGACAGAACGCCGTAAATGTCCTTACCGGTGCCGTCGTCAATGCCGTCCGACGTGCCGGCGGCGCGGATAAGGACCCGCTTGGCGTCGGTGGCGCCGGAGACCGTGCCGGTGTAGATACCAAGGGCGGTCAGCGACGTCTGGGGCGTCGGCGTAATGGCCACGGCGGTGACCTGGGTGGTGACCACCTGAGCGGAGCTGGTGGCGCTGAACGCCGCCACGGCGTCCCGCTCAGCAATCAGCTTGGACTGGAGCACCCCTTGCTTAGCGCCCGCTGTCAGGTGGTTATTAGCGATAGTATTATCGGTGATAAATTGGCCTAGCTGCTTTGACATACGCTCAGGTCTCCGAAAATTTTGGGTGGATTTCGCAGGCTTGGGATACAGGTATGTTACCCGATCCGGTGATTAAATCCACCAGGTCGGGCGTCCACGGGCGGTTGGTCGGCGGGGAGGGGAGAGACTTGAGGGAAAAACCGGGCTAGTTTGCTAACCCCTTAGCCATTTTAGGATAAATTTCGGGGCTGGTGGCCGCAGCGGAACGCGGTACGCGCCACTCTCCGCCGAGCATGACGCGTTCCTGAGTGGTCGGCCGGGTCATTGCACCACCAGCTTAGGCGTCGGCTTTGCCTCCAATGCCTTTTGACGAATATAGGCGCATTTCTCGCTGATTCGCTGAATCATAAGCGCCTCCATTTCAGTGGGCATGGACGGGTCCATGTAGGTGCCGAAAATTTGGACGAGCAAGCCAACGCTGGCGTCTAGGAAATAGTCGAGCTGGACCGCCCTGTATTTCGGCTCGTCCGCCGGTAGGTACTTTAACGACGTCTTAAGCCCGTGTTGAATATTGGACTGAACAGCGGCCACATACTGCATAGCCTCGTTTCTCACTTTATCCTCCCACGGGGCATTCGGCGGTAGCTCAATCATGGCGCGGTTCCTTTCGTCTCAGGGGTGGTTTCCAGACGGTTCTTTTCGTACCAACGGACCGCCATGCAAAAGCCGTGAGCGCAAGCGTTCATGGCTATGGTTTGGTCAGTCAGCGGCGCGTCTTTGTATTTCGTCTTTATGTAGTAGCTGCCGGCGTCCAGGCTTTGCTTTATCATTTCCGCCTCGGGCATAGGCTCCCCGGACGTCCGCCACAGGTTCTCCAGCTCTTGCACTAACTCCGGCTTTTCCATAGGGTCTCCGAATCGGGCCGCTCTCCAGCCCCAGGTTTACGTTACAGTCCCGGCACACGCCCGGCAAATCCCCGGCGCCTAGTGGCGTTTCACATTGGTGGCAAAGCGGCGTCATGCGGGGGTGTGGGTGCAATGCACCAGCGCGATACGCTGAGCCAGCCGCCGCATTTTCAGGTCCACTTGGTCGGCCACCGCCGTGGGTCCGTAGATAATGGCGAGCTGTTCCACCATGATTGCCACGTCGGCTATTTCGGTGATTATGTGCGGCGGCGCCACCGGCCGGTCTTTGCGCTTGAGGCGCTGGAGAATCAGCGCCAGCTCCAGGCATTCCTCTATCGCCTGGTCCGTCTGGGCGTCGGCGCCGTAGTGGTGGACCGCAGCGCGGCAGGTGTCTTTGTGCTCGGGGGTCATGGTGCTATTTCCGGTAACGGGTTGCTTGGTAGCTGTCCACTTTAACGGGGAGCCCAGCGGCCCACGACGGCAGCTCTTTCATAAGTCCCTCAAATTCTGCAAGCGTCCCGTAGCTGGCGTCCGCCTCCGCTACAATCTCATCGTGGACGGTTAAAATAACGTCATAGCCACCGTGGGCGTCAATCCGGAGCATGGCGGCGGCCATCAAATCCCGGGCGGTGGCTTGGGTCACGTTGGCCGTCAGCTTGCCGCCGTAGGTGGCGCTCCGCTCCCACTGGCGGGTGACCGGGTTGGTTTCGTAGTGGTATATAACGGGACGCTTTTCCTCCCCGCCCCAACGCGGGATTTCATACCTAACTTCGGGGTCCGCGTAGGCGAGACGCCGTCCGCTCGGGAGCTGGCAGAATAGAAAACGGCGCTCCAGCCACCAGGTGGTGCGGTTAATGGCGTAGCGTTTCCCCCGGTTTTCAATGGCCGCAATGGCGGCCCGCTGGAGGTTGGCCCAAAGCTGCACCACCGGGTAATGATGGGACCGGTATGCTTTAATCGCCAGCTCAGCGGTGTTCTCGTCCATATCAATGCCCTGTTTGACCTGGCAATGCTCCCGGAATTTTTTGGCACCTAGCTGGAAACCGGCGCCCAAAACCGCCGCTTTGCCAACCTGCCGCTGTTCCTTGGTGACGTCGTCCCGGTTTTTACCGTAGATGACCGCCGCCATATCTTCATAGATAGGCTCACCCATGGCAAGGGACTGGAGCCCGTCCAGGTGTTTCGCTAACCAAAAGAGGACGCGCACCTCAATGGTGGAGTAGTCACCGCTATAGAGCTGGCGGCCCTTAGGTGCGACAATGACGCCACGGAGGCACGAGGCAAAGGCGCTGAGCGGGTTCCCGTAGATGAAGCGCACCAGCTCCAAATCCCCAAGCGCGATAATGGAGGCGAGCTGGGCGCTGTCCTTGACGTCACCACGGGGGAAATTGTGGGGCTGGACCCCGGCGCCACCCCACCGCCCTGTGGACGCGCCGTGGTAGAGCAGGTTATCCCGCAGCCGCCCGTCGTAGCGGCTCCGGTGCTCAAAAGCCTCGTATTTCGCGGTGGACGTCTTACCGATGGCTTGGCGGATTTCGAGCATACGCCGGGCGTCTCCGTCCACCACGCCGGCCGCCAGCGCGTCCGCCACCGTTTTGGCTTGCAGGTTCGGGAGAAAGACGCGCTCCGCCGCCAGCCACTCCAGCACGCCGTCCCGTTGGGTGGTGGAGACCAGCATACCCAGCGTCATTTCGTCCGTCTCTTTATTGAGCTGACGCGTTTCCTCGTCAATCATATCGAGGACGGTAATGGCCAGCTTGCGGTCCACCTGGAACCCGCGCAAATTAATCCGCTGGTCCAGCTCCCAAACCTTGCGCTCGGTGGGGTGGAGCGGCGGCAGCGCCAAAAATAGGTCGGTCTCCACCTCCACGTCTTTTTTACAGTATTCCATGAGCCGCTGAATCTGTGGCGGGCTCTCGTGCCATTTGTCCGTGTTCTTTTTCGTCGCCTTGCGCGGCTTGCACATTTGCAGTAGTAGCTTGCGGCCCTCCATATCCTTTTGGACGGGGAGCCCCGCCGCCTTGGCGGCGCCCTCCAGCGCCCGGGGGAGCGCCAACGCCGCCGCCAGTGACGCGGTGCAGAGCCACCGCGACGGTGACGCGGTGGCCGCCTCCAGCAAACGGTGGTCACCGAGCAGACGCCGAGCCACCACAAATTTAGTGATAACCTGCTCAAATAGGGCGTTATGGGCGCAAAGAATTACACTGGTGTCCAGTAGCGTGGTGATAAAGGTACGCCACATGAGGTTATCAAAATCGTGGACGAGCGGAGACCAACACCGAATCGGCGCGGTCTTTAGCGTCTCACGGGTGCCTATCCTATACGCTACGCAAATCAGCTCCGTGGATTTGTCGGCGGCGTATTCAAACGAGCCGGTACGCTTGAGATTCGCACAGCTTCGGGTCTCAAAGTCTATAACAGCGTACACCGTGTCTTTGGTAAACGTCGTCACCCTTTACCTCGCTGGTGCCAGAGTGGTGCAAGGCAGACGGTCCAGAGCTGGCTCGGAATTTTCCATTTGCAGAACGCCACCTGGGCGCCGCCGATAGCCGCGAGACCCAGGAACAGCCCGAGCATGATTAAAGTGAGCTGGCCGCCCTGGCTCTTGACGCGGGGAACGCGGATTTTGGCCACCGTCTTAAAGTGTTTCAATGTAGCGCCGCCCGGACCGACGCCGCCAGCTCGGACATTCCTAAGGGCTTGGTGATATAGATATTGCACCCGAATTTCAACGCCTCGTCCCGGTGGGCCCTTTCGGAGCAAGCCGGCCAGGGCCAAGCCGTCCAGGTCTGGCAAGCCCGATATCCACTAACACTATATCGTAGTGGCGTATTTGGACGTGGTGGAGAGACCGTCCATGGCTGTCTCCACGCAATCGACCGAGGCGCCGGCCATGCTTTGTCCGTGTGGGCGCTGTAGGCGGCAATCCGTCCGGTATAACCGCTCGCCAGGATAGTGCGGCCGGTCAGCTCCCGTCTCATTGCCGCGCCCCGGGTGGCGGCGGGAAAATGTCATTTTTGGCCACGGTGATTCTCTGGCTAAAAAACCCTGCCATGTAGTCCTGGGTGAAATGCTCCATGACCCGCTCTTTCCACCGCTCGGCGTCACGGCCACGGATTTCGGCCGAGCCCAGCGCTAGGCAAAGCTGGTCAAGGTATTCCTCGGTGGTAAAGGGCTCCACCCCGGTGCGCTGGGCATACACCTGGTAGTGGCTCCAGTAGTTCAAGGCTTTCTTAAAGGCGGGGGTGACGAAATCGGGACATACGTAAAACGGTAACGCCACGGTGTCGATAGACACCCGGCCGGTGACCGCGTCTACGTTAACTCTTTGCATGGGGATTTGCCTCGGAAATGGTGTTTACGGCGGGTCTCGTCACCAAGGCAACCGCAGGACTTGGTGGTGCCGTTCTTTAAGCTGATAGGGTGTGACGTGGTGACCAGCCCGCAGGTGCAGCGGCAGCGCCACCGGATAGTGTTATCAATACGGCTACGGGTCATTTCAAGGACGGTCAGGCGGCCAAACGTCTGACCCACCAGGTTGGCAATACGCGGGTTCATTTGGTGCCCTCGGTGGTGTCAGGGAAAGGTGGGAGACGGTTTTAGACGCTGAGTAACTGGCAAGCGGCCCACCGCCGTTTTGCGTCTCCCACCCTAACCCCTATATCCTGCCCGTCCGTGGACAGAATATTGTAGGTCACATTCCTAAGCCGTCGTCCTCTTCCATGCCGGTGCCGTCCATGCCGCCCAGCCCGTCATCGTCACCGCTGTCCACGGCGTCAAACTCGTCCGACGCCTTGCGGCGCCCGCTGAATGATTTGCCGTCACGGATTTTCTGGACGTTTTGCAGCGAGAACGAAACGCCCTTATTCCCCTTTTGGTCGTAGGCGAATGCAATCAGCGTGGCGCGGGCGTAGCACCCGGGGTAAAATTCCGCCTCGCTGATAATTTCCTCCACCGCTTTGTTGACGAGCCCCGGCTGCTGCTTGGACGTGGCGCTAACAAAGGTGGTGTCTTTGTAGCCCTCCATATCGGCTTTCTCGTTTCCGTCGCGGAACGGCAGGCGGAGGTTTTTCGGCCATTTGTCCTTGGTGCCCCACTTTTCCACCGCCGCGTTAAAGGCGGCCCGTTTCAGCTCTTTCAGGTCGGTGGTCTTAGGGAAAAGCATGGTAAGACCAAACTTCGCCTCTTGACCCTCGAAAGCCTTGGGCTTGAACATGGACGGAAAGCTGACGCGAAATTCTGGCGTCATGCAACGTTTAGTGGCAATGGCGCTGTCTTTGGTCTTACCTGCGGGAGCTGTAGCTGTCATTCTCTGTCTCCGTTTAACTCGTTTTGATAGTTGCTAATCGCCTCTGATAAACCGCGCCGTGCCGCTTTGTGGTGCCTTTCTTTTTTCGCTGGTAGTCGTATTTACACATGCGGCAGACACGGCTGCCGCACATGCTTAAAGAATCGGTCTAGTGGTATCACCGCTTGCGAGCCTTAGCCTTTACTTTGGCTTTTGCTTTCTCCTTAGCGGCACGTTTCGGGGCGGCAGTAGCTTTAGACCTAGCATTGGCGACGATTTTTGGCAAAGGCTTTACCTTCATTTCAGTGGCCACCACGTCGATGACGTCAGGAATCGCCACCGTCGCGGGGTCCGCGAAATCCCGCCTGAGCTGGTCCACGGCCGGGCGCTTATCGCTTTCCGGAACCATGGTGGTTCCGGTGCTCTGACGGTCCGTGTAAAGCGTCACCCAATCCTTACATTTGAATTTCTTTTCGAGCTGGGCCGGGCTCAGTAGCTCGGGCTCGGTGTAGACGTCCTGCCCGTAAAGCTTGATAGCGTCCCGCTCGGCTTTGGCCGGGTCTTTCCAGGTCCGCCGGGCCAGCTTCGCCACCAGCTTGAAACCCTCCACCTGGTGGCCGCTTTCGAGCTGGTGGATAGCGTGGAGGCGCACCCCCTCAATCCACGTCTCTAGCAGGTCGCAGGCGGTGAGCACATGCCCGAGGTTTTTGAGCGCTCCCGGCGCGGGCAGAGCGGGGAGCGCGACGACGGCGCCGCCTTTCAGCATATCAATAGGCGCAAATTCCACTTGGGCTTGCTTGAGCGCCAAATCGCCAACGCTCGGGCAGATAGGCTTGGCCGGGCAAAAGCGGCACCACTTGCCGGGGTTGAGTGGCGCCAGCAAATCCTCGCAGGCGGCCACCCCGTCCTTAAAGGTTTTGGTCCAGGCCACCAGCTCGTCCATGGTGATAACCCACTCGCGGGTGGTGTTCCCACTAAAGTGTTCGGCGCGAGGCTGAATGACCACCATGGAAACGCGGCTGAAATTGTAATCGTATTTGTGCGCCACCCCGAGCGCGTAATACGCAAGCTGGCTGTTATCATCTACCTCTACGGCAATCCCGGCGCCGTATTTCAGGTCAAAGACTTGGAGCAAGCCGAAGTCCTCGACAATGACTGCATCGGCGGTGCCGAACATGCCCGGTGCCACAAAGGATAGATCACACTTGGTCTCCGCCAGTAGCTCCGCGCCGGGCGGCACCCGGTCCCAAATCGTCTCGGCCGCCGCCAGCGTGTGCTGCACCATTTCAATCGGGTTGGACGCGAGCAGCATAGCCTTTACCTGGGCTTTTTTCTCGGGTGGGTTCTTTAGGAATTGCTCCAGGCAAGAGTGGGCTTGTGTTCCCTCCAGCGCGTAGACGCTATCCTTTTGCGGCGGGGCGCGAAAGGATAGCTCAATGGAGCCCGCACAGCGGAGCCAACGTTCTGAGCCGGACGCGCTGTAGACGGCGTGGGCAGTAGTATCCGTGGTCATGCTTTACCCTCTATAGCGGTCCGGTTGGTGGACGTGTCAGGTGTTGAACGCGGCGTGTGCCAGCGCGAATTGAGCGGGTTTCAGGTCACGGACGGATTTCACGCCAAAGCGCTGGAGCACCTTACCCGCCGCCTCCCGGCCGTTGGTCAGCGCGTAAGCCTTACCCGCGTCAATGACTTGCTCCAGGGTGAGCGTCGGCGCGTCCGCCTCCAGCCCGTCCCCGCCGTCCAGACCGTCATCAGCCACGCCCAGACCGTCATCGGCGCCGGCCGCCGCTGCCGCCTCCGCCACCCGCCGCGCCTCCATTTCGGCAGCGGTGGCCCGCTTGCGCGGCTCTTTCGCGGTGGCGCCATTGGCCGCCGTGGCGACGGGCGCCGCTGCGGTGGTGGCCTTGCCGGCGGCCGACGCCCCGGCTTTGCCGTCCATACGGTCCGCAAATTGGCGGAGCTGACCGGCGATCACGTCATAACCCAATGC